ACCATACCATTCATAATTGATGGAAATCATTTGTTGTTTTGTTGGATCTGCGGTCACTCCAGTCCAACCATTTCCATCAAACTTCTCACCATTCCAATCATCTCTGTATACTCTGGTTTCTGTAGTAATTCCAGTTACACTACTGCGAATTACATAAGAATATGTTCCTCCATTATCCTCAAAGAATGCACCATTATAATCATCAAACAATCCAAATCTTCTGCGAATACCTACCTGTGGAGTATCAAGACGAATCGCAAATGCAAGAGTTGCACTTCTACCAGGAATGTATCTCATCACATTCTTGGTTTGACGAATAACTTTACTACCAGCAGTAGAACCAACTTGCATCACAATATTACTGGAATTTGCATTAAATGTTGCAGTTCCTACTCCAACTACTCTTTCATCCCATACATCAGTCTCTTTACCGTACTGAAAAGTGTTAAAGAATACTGTTTGATACGGAGCAACTTTGAGACGATTGTTGTTAGAAAACTGAGGTCTCCAGTCTGTCTGGTTTCCCCAATGATCTGCGATATTAAAAACCTCAAAGAGACTTCTCTCTTGATCTAAGAAGTCTTGTGTTTTCTTATTCCACTGTGCCATAATTAATCAGTCCAAGTTAGTCTTTCTGGTTGATATCTTTGTGAATTTTTGATTCTTAAAGAACTTTGAGATTGTGATGGATAGATGTTATGAACAATCGCACCAGGATATTCTCCTTGAAGTTGTTCTGCAAGAGCGTTCTTATCCATCATAGAACCTTCAACTTCCATACGATATAGTTTTCCTTCCCAAACTACATCAGCAAGGAAAGATTCTGTTGCTTGCTCTGGTTGAGATCCACCATTCATATAGAGATTTCCATTGAAATCTCCGGCGATATTGATGCTTTCTGATAAGAATTGTTGAAAAGATTTCATTTTAGTTACAGTTCCAACGACGAAGGGCTTTGTTGATGTTTGAATCTGAATCTCTTGCGGTTTCTGCAGAAGTAAGTTTCTCTTTCATTCCACTCATTCTACGGCAAAATGAAGCACGACGTTTTGCTCTTTTACCTTTTGGTTTCTTTTCGGTTACTGCGGTCTGAAGTTTTGAACCTGGATTCTCGCGGCGGTATGCTTTTACAGCTTTCTGACTGAGACCATCAGTTTTATCTTTACGATTAACTGATTGCCAATCTTCTGAAAGTTCTTCTCTCCAATTTGAGTATTCTTCTTTTACGCAATTTGGAACAATTTTTGGTCCTTTCTTTTTCATTCCAACTTGCTTGTATCCTTTCCAACAATCTTCGTCAACAACTGGTTGCATATGATTTGGTCCAACAATATCAATTACCTGTGCAAAAGTATTTCCGTTTGCATCTTCAATTGTTGTTGATTCATCAACTTTACCTTGTCCACTATCTAAGTAATCTGCGGCGGTATCAATATAATCTGCTGCTTTAGTGATCTTTGATTGTACCCATGCCTCAAGACTACCTTCACCTTTACCAACTTTTTTCTTCAATCTCTTTGCTGCTGAAATAATTGTTGAAAGTTCTGAACGAGCCATGGAATACTCATGGTCTTTTTCTTCATTAGCAGGATGAACCTGAGCAATACTAAATTTCATTTGGTTATCTGTTAAACCTTGTGCTGGTTGTGAATATGCTTCCCAGAACTTAGAACCATACTTGCATTCGGACTGCATCTCGTTCTTTTTACATCCTGGGCAATATCTAACCATCTCAACTGACTCTGATTTATTGCCCCAATTTGCAGCGCCAACTTTACGACATTTGACAAGTGCTCCTGATGCATATGCACTTGGCCAAACACTATATCTCGACTTTACCTTGTTGTAGCAGGCATCTTTTTTTGCCTTCTTTTCTGCTTCTTGCAACTCAAGTTCTTCTTTCATTTTTTTCTTTGGTTTATCGGTCGAAACATAAGTTGGTTTTGCGGCACCAGATTTTTGTTGTTGACCTGGATCTGCTGATTTTTTTCTTCTTGCTGCCGAAAGTCTTTCTGCTTTTGACATGCTTGCTCTTTTTGCTGATGAAACGCATTTAGGAGTTCCTTCTTCCGGTTCATCACTTGCACATGTCCCACCAGTCACAACATTTACCCAACCTGGTTTTCCATCTTTTGATTTAGATTTGCCAAACCAATCACGAAGACCCTCCTCATTCATCTTTACATCTTTAAATTTTTTATGTTCTTTTTTTGCGGATGCTTCCATTTTTTTTAAACGAGTGTAATAATCTGGAATTTCATCTAAATGTTGAAGGGCAATATCTTTTGCAAGTTCATGATCTTTAGTATGTTCGTGCTCAATTGGTTCTCCCATATCCAGTTGCTTTTGAATGAAAGAAACATCAAGACGATGCTTCTTTGCAATCTGCTCAACTGTTTTGTGAGACTTTAATTTATGCACAATATTAATCGAATTACTCTTTATTATTTAGAAAACCTTGTTTGAGTAGTTTTGATAACTCTGCAGTTGATCCAACAAACAATGCATTGTTAGTAACATTGTTGGTAGTCTTTGGAGAATCTTCTTCAACTTCCTTCAGTTTTTTCTGAAGATCAATCAATTTATCTGTAGTATCAGCGACATTTTTGATAAGTTGTCCCGCAACTTCATATGCTCTAGGACTACCACCCTCACCAGCAAGTTCCATTATACCATTGATAGCTTCTTGACCTTTTTCGATCAAAGAATATAAATTGGCACGAGTATACTCATAATCTTTTTGTATATCATTATTAGTGTGGGATACATTTGCAATACTAGTATCCTCTGCTTTTACAATCTCAGTTTCTACATTCAGGGATTGACTGATTTTATCAAAAGTGTCACTCATAACAATTCCTTAAATATCCGTCTGCAATGTTGGGCTATAAGTCTTCGAATCTGTAAAATCTTGCCATTCTTCATTAAATCCAAAATCATCATCTGGTTCTACAAATGGGTCATCTGCTGGAGTAATTTGCCCATCATTATTATAATCTTTAAGTGCTTTTGGTGTTGCTGTATATCTTACTTCTCTCTTTGCACTTGCAATATTTGTACTCGTTGCCATATCGACTTGGACTTTTTTGATAAGTCCTTCCGCAGTTTCTGCAATAGCTCCAAACAAATATGTTTTTGCGGTAAATTGTAATGTATAAATTATTGCTCTTCTAGTCGAAAAATCTCCTTCATAATCATCTTGGAAACTAATGCTATCTAAGATAATAGGAATATCTCTTTTTTCTCCAATAGCATCGACAAGATCTATTGTAATTGTAAATGATGGTTGAAAGTATGGTAGTATCTGCTCAATTATTTGTAAAACATCATCATTTAATTTTGCTAGAATATTTAATTCAAATCCAATATTGTATGGCACGGGCATAAAAACTTTTTTAAGAGTTTGCCCATCAACAGCTTTAAATGTTTGAGTTACAGAAGTTTTTCTAGTTGCATCATATGTAATACTATTGTGCTCAAATGACATTCTTGGTAATGTTATTTGATATGGTCTATTTAAATCTTTTTGTTCTGTAATTCTTGCTAAGAACTTTTGGGCTGGACCATAATTCAATGGAACTCTAAGTTCACTTAAAACATTTGAATTTTCATCTTTATGCTTGATATGAATATCGTTAAACAGCGTACCGAATCCAATTATAGTTTTTCTAATGATTTCGTGATAAAAATAATTCCCTAACATTAATAAACTCCAAATGGATTATCTTGAGTAAAATCAATAATATCTATACCTTCATTTTCAATTTCATCATTTTGTGCGTAAGGATCTTCAGTGATAAAATCATCATATTTTCTAACAACCCAAGATGCGCTGGATGCAGATCCTACAATTGATTCTCCTCTAATAAATTCTCCAGATACAATTGATACTAATAATTGTTTACTATTTATGTCCCAATCTCTAACTCTTGCCTGAGCACCAGATGTTGCACCAATAATAATTTCATTATACTGATAAGTTCCAACGCCAGCATTATTTGTAATTGCTGATGGTGGTGATATTGTAATCGTTGGTGAAATTAATCTCCCAAGATCATCATATTCTGGATTGTATCCATATCCAGCATCTCTTATGCCTAATGTGACTATTCCAACATTGGTCGTAGTTGAAACTCCTAATACATTGATAAGATTTGCTGCAATCACTGCATTTGTAGATCCTATTCCAGATAAAGTTGGTGATATAGTAACTGATGGTATTGTAAAATAACCTTTTCCAGAATTAGTAAGATATGCACTTGATATTCCGATTAAACCACTATCATTAACAATACATGTTGCTATGGCGCCAGATCCTTTTCCAGCGGCGCTCACAAATGTTAAAGTTGGTGGTTCGGTATATCCATATCCAGTGTTAGTAATTAAAACTTCATATATTGAATATGCGTCTCCAATAGAAGTCGTTATTGCAACTGCTTTTGCATTTGCTGCTGGAACTCCAACTGGGGAAGTTGAAATAGAAACCAATGGTGGTTCTATATATCCGTTTCCATCATTCAGTAGTACAATTTTTTGAACATATCCAGATCCAAAAGTTGTCACGCCAACCTTTCCAACCGCAGTTTGGGCATAATCATCGTCAATAAGATACAAT